GACTGAAAGCGCCTCATCATCTCAACCCACTTGTACAGATTCGCTTCTGCCGGTCCACCGGCAGCGACGATCTCGCGCATGTTGTCGATCTTCACCACGCGTAGATAAGCGCGGTAGATCAACTGCGCCACACCAGTAGTAGCCGAGTCGAAAGCGATGAGCCGATCATTGAGGCGCTCCAGTACCGAGATGCCCCACATGTTCTCCATCATCGCCTGGTAGTAAGGGAGTTCTACTCCTAGCAAGCGCATGCACCGCGAGTAGTGAATCTTCTTTCCCCTTAGAGCCGCCGCGTCTCCTACCACCTCGTAATACTTCGGCTGCCCAAGATGAGGACCGAACTCCGTCACCAAATCTCCAAGGGAGGGGTTAACCTGCCAGCGGTCAAGCACGTACAGTCCTTTGAATCTTCCCTTGCCGATAGTCTCGATCCTCAGGGGAGTAGAGACATCTTGACCATCGATCAGAGGCAGGCAGATGCACCCACCGTAGAGCCGTGACCACTTGATCGTCTGGTTGATCTTCGGCCAAATTTGCCAGCTTACCGCTGCCCGCTCCATGTGTTGAATGTCGTCCGGGTCGAGTTCACCGAGGATGTCTACTCCGTTTCGCGTCATATCGTCGGCGATGACGTTCACGGCCATCCCCGCCAGCCACGAACCCCGGTACATCCACTCCAGAAGGATGCGGATGCGCGAGATCGGATTGAAGCCATAGCCAGTCTGACTGGTAGCGTTGTCGGTACCGATTCCGAAGTTGAGCGCAAAATTTTGGAGACTGTCCTTTGTCTTCGAGTCGATGGCAAACTTACCCTCGGCTCGCTGCGCTGTCTTCTGTGCTGATTTGATGGAAACGCGAGGCATTAACTTATTATGGTACTGTGCGCCAATTGTGGTACTCTGTACCAATGATAGAACTCATCACGCTGAACGCTTGGCATTGCACCGAATGCGACTGGAAGTGGTTCGACCGCAAAAACGGAGAGAAACCGAAACGCTGCCCGAGAAGAAAATGCAGAGCATTGGCGGGAAACAAGATATCCGCGTTTAGAAACGCCGAACTGACGAGGGTATATCAAACTTTTCCAGATGTTCTTCCAAGCCTTGGGAAAACATGCGCTCACGGTTTCCAAACCTGCAACTCTTGTGGATTCAAGGATGGAGCCAAGATAAAGCATTAGAGACGCGCCCATACCCCTACCCCTGTCCTAGTGATTAGCGGTTGCAAAGCATACCTGCAAGAGTCAAAGCAATGATTGTGAGCGTCCACGATCTCCGAGCGAACATCGCCAGTCAACTTGTCTACCTTGTACGAATACAGCCGAGCTTCGTCGGCCTGGCGCTCGCACCGAGGATGGATGACGATAGACTCAAAGCCTTTCAGGAAAGCGATCCCATCCTCCACCGACCCTGACCACTTTTCCGCTGCTTCGACCCTGAGAGCACTGCTCGAACGAACGTGATTGATCGTCTCAGGACGAGATGAGTCAGCCCTGATAACGTGATCCGCACACTCAGGAATCCCACGTCTCCACTTCGGACCGATGTCGTTCAACTCGACGCCTAATCCCCAAGACTCTTTCTCGATGAATAACTTCCCCATCGTCTTGCCCTTCTGGTAATCCTTGACCCACATCTTCATCAGCACGGTTGGATCACGAGAGAAGCCCCAGTCAGCCCCGAAGTACGGACCTTCCCACCCAGCGCTCTTGCGATCCGCCGGAGCCTTCGGAGGCTCGAAGGCCTCGACGGTGTACTTCCCGCGAAAGATTTGGCTGCTCGCATTGACGCGGCATTCACCACCCCAGACGTGAGCGGCAGTCTCAGGATCGACGCGGTAGAGATAGTCTTTTTCCTTCCTGAGAATTTCAGGGAAGAATGGGTTGTCCTGCCAATTGAACTTCTTGACCCAAGCATCTGGAGGAGTGTTGACCACAAACCGCTGATAGGTTGGGTCGGTCTCTTCGTCTGGATTGAAGGTGACCCAAATCTCACTGCCTTCCTTGCGAACTGTAGGAATGAGAACCTGCCAGCTGTTGTCGCTGATTTTTTCTGCTTCTTCACACCAGCAGATGTCGATTCCTTCCGTTGACTTGATCTTGGTGACGTTGTTACGGATTCCGTAGAATATGAACTCCGAACCATTGTGCTTCGCGTAAATGCCCTGCTGCTGAATCTCGAAAAACTCCAAAAGCCCCATGGCCTCGATTTGATCGGCCAGCAGTCTGTGGACAGACTCGGAAATAGACGTTTGGAACTCTCTCGTACACAATATGCGTTGTGTCGACTCGTAAGCTCGAATAGCCAAGACGCGAGCGACCGTCCAAGACTTTGAAGAACCGCGCCCGCCATAAGGAACCTTGTAGCGGTGAGACTCAAACAGTCCTTCGTATCCTGGAGGGATGTAGACATCAAGCCGAGGCTGAGTCTCTTGTTCAATTAACTGAGGTGCCATCGCTTACCGGGGACTCATCGACCACAATCGGAGTTTCCGTTGGCGTCCTGAAATGCACGTGAACCACGGGACGCGCTGCGGTAATCAAAGGACGCTCTGGGTCTCCGGAAACCTCATTTTTGTCCCTTTGTCCAAGATACTGTTTACCTAGCCAAATCAACATCGTAGCGTTCCCAGTCATCGCCAATTCGTACTGCTTTTGCATCACGCTCCCGTTGCGCAATTCCCATCCTCGTTTTAATGTTTCCGCACAACGGCGAGAGAGAGTATCCACGGAACAATCGCACCAAGCTGCTATCTGCTCTTGTGTCAAGCCTTTAGAAGCCAATTCCTTGACTTTTTCAAGGTCGATTCTTTTGCGGGGGCGCCCCATTTACTTAACTGCCATTTCTACCTGCAAATTTGCAGCCCTGCGGAATCCTTCAGGCAGATCGTCGATCTCTATGAATGGCCATCCCTGCGAGGTTCCGGCGTGCCATCTGTGAGCGTTCTGAGAGTGCATCGTAGCCACGAAGTTGTCCTTGCCATCGGAGCAGACGATCGTCTCGTGGTCCCTGGCATGACGCATGAACAGAGAATCTTCGGCGAATGAACAGCCTTCGTCCCAAGGGTGAGCTAGAGCATATTCCCTCTTGTAAATCAGCGTGGCTCCCCAAGCTGTACCGTGGTAGTAGCTGGCCTTACCGTGAACGAAGTCATACCAGAGTGCCTGGCCGTAGCCTCCAAGGTTCTTCGTCGGATTGGCAAGCATCAACTCAACCTGGTCGGTCACTCTGTGCGGTCCAGACCAGTCATCGGCGTCGAAATGAACGATGTACTCGCCGCTAGCTTCCCTAGCACCAAGGTTACGCTTTTGGCTGAGGTTCTGGGCTTCGAAGTTCAGATAAAGGCAATTCGGTACGTCTCGCACCGTTCCCCCGATGAACTGCTCGCCGTCGTCCACAACTATAAGCTCTTTTCCCCCAGTCCAATCTTGGTTGAGATAGCAATCAATCGCTGTCTGGACTAGGTGCCGCATATTTCTGTGGCACAAGAGGACGCTGACCTTAGGCATCATGTAAGGCGAACGCCTTCCCATCCGCCTTGCAACCAGATTCTAGGTTCTGGAGGGCAAAACTCCACCATAATCCCAGAAGTTTCATACCAAGGTCGAAACAAGTAACGTTCTGGTTCACGCGGAATCGGTTTATAGATCCAGCCAGTAATCATATTCCCTCGCTAGGCTGCAATGCGGTCCTCGCGTCCAAGATTGTTCATCGCACGAAACGCGGATAGCGTCACAGAACGAATCGCACCGTCGAGATAGCACCTGTGAGGCCACGATACCTGCGAAGTCCGTAAGAGCGGTTCTGCGAAACAACGGCAGTTAAAGATTCCACCAGGTGGATATTTCCCGTAACTTCTTTCACCGACGAGAGCTTCTGGAGACGGCTGATCGGTCCATCGGAAGAGTACAGTCGCCATTTTCCTGTGGGAAAGTCGTACTCTTTCATCCTCACTCGTCCTCCAAACAGCCCAGTCGAGTCCTAACTCCTCGCTACGCGCTTGAGTCAGAGCCGTCTGAGCCTTTGCCGTCTCCGTTCGTGCGATCCTTTGCGCCTGCCAGCGAGCGATGTACTTCAAAAGACTCGGCTCCGCGTAAGGCCTCTCGCCAGCCTGAGCGCGTCTCGCCTGTTCTTGTGCCGCCTGCTCCGCTACCTTCGATGGCAAGGTACGAATCAGTTGCGCGTTCTCCGCGATCAATTCGCGCACTCGCTCGCCAATCGGCCCCTGGAGTTCGTTCTGTAGCAGACTGTGAATGTACTGGCCTCGCATTACTTCACGAGATGCCTGTCTCCAGGTCCGGGCCGTATCATGAAGCCTCTGGAGCACCATCCGCTCTGAAATTTGCCAACTCCAGAGTTCGAGGAATCTTTCGCGGTCAACGAGCGGGAGGGCAAAGGACTTCTGAGCAATCTTGAAAAGTAGCCTTGCATACTCTTCTGCGACACGCTTGCTTTGTTCCCAGTTCATTGAGGAATCGGAGTTGTTTTGAAACCGATTGCATCCGCTTTAGCTTTCTCGGGTTGATTAGCGTCAACGAACACACTCTCAATTGGAGAGTCGGCTTCTTTTTGCAAGGCTTCAGCAACCGAGCGAGCCATTACTTTCTTTTGAATTACATATTGCTTTGGAGTAGTTTCAGGAGTCATGTTCATTCTCCCCACTTCACGTGGATGCTCAGCAACCAGTAGATGTCGTCCTCTGTGATCTCCACGAGGTAGACCGGATTCTTGGGGTTGATCGTGAAGGTGTAGCTACTTACACAGTTCACCGGGCCGTCGCTGGAGAACTCAAAGATCATGCAGTTTGAAATGCAGTTTGAAGAATCTCCGTCAGGATCACTTCGGCCTTGACTGCCTTCAAATACTCTTCGCAGCGTTGATTCTCGCAATAGAACGTCGCTTGGTCCGTAGACTTCATCTGATGACCGCAAGCGCAGAAGATGGAAAGATGAGCGACCACAAAGTCACTTGATGATGCCGCGCCGCAATGCCTCAGCCACGGCCTGCGTCGTAGTCCTGCAATTCAGGAACTCGCGAATCTGAGCCAGCCTGTTCT